ATTAACATACTTTGCCAGTTTAGCAAAACTAGAATCAATAAATGGTTGTAGTTTTTCTTCAGAAAACTTATCTAATACTTTTACAATCTTTCTATTATCAGATTGATCTTTAAATATCTTATTAACCATACCACCTAGTTTAACATAGATTGAATCTGTATCAGAAGCAACAACATAAGCAATACTTTTAGTACTCAATAGTTTGTTTAGATAATCATTTACATCACGTTCAATCCATCTGATAGTCAATTGACCAGCCATAGTAATACCTTCAGCGTGTCTTACATCAAAGTATTTAAAGTATTGATTACCGATTGCACCATAGGCACTATTCAAAGCAATCTTTCTTGACAACTGAATATTATAGTTTGTAGATATCTCATTCTTTAATCTTTCATCACCAGTTTCTTCATATAATGCTTTTGCTTTAGCCATTTTGTTTTTATATATGACACGTTCTTTATACAATTTATCCATAAGTTCAGGTAAGAAACCCTGCTTGTCTGTCCTAAATTGAGCACCATTGGGAGTGATAGTTCTCGTATCTAGGTCAGACAGATCGGATTTTTGATTTAACATATTTTCTACATTAACACGATTAGGATCATAACCAACCATGGTTTCAGGAGAGATATTGTATTGCATAATTAAATGCGGATACAAACTGTTTAAATCGAAACTTACAATCCAGTCGTGAAAACCTACAACAGGATCTTTTACATAAGCACCTTCATAACCTCTTGACTCTTTAGACTCTACGACAGCAGGTGCAACAATATTTTTAGATTTTAAATGATTGAATATAATAGTATCCCACATTCTTACTTGACCAAAACAATCTTGATAATTAACCTTTGCCTCATAAGCCATAGTCAAATGCAACTCGATTAACTTCATCTTGTCTTCTAGTTTATCAACAAGTTCTACATCTTGAATATTGTATTCTATAAACTGTTGATAATCTTTTTGATAAAACTCTTTAAATGTATCATAAGGATTCTCGTGTTTGTTTTCGCCTAGTTCTACTTCACCTATGTAATCAAGTTTATAACTCTCACGTCTAACAAATGTATGTTTACGATATAGGTCAAGATAATCTAATACAGAAACACCCATGATGTCCCAATAGTTTTGTTCTTTATTAAAACCTTTTGCTGTCACTCTAGCACTTTGTTGTGATACTACATTCCAAGGACTAAATTTCAATATATATTCATCGCCCATGAGTCTTCTAAATCTATTCATTAGAAAAGGTATGTCAAAGAATTTTACATTCCAACCTGTGACAATATCAGGATTATATTCTAGCCAAAATTCTAAAAACTTTTCAATCAATGCAGTTTCACCATTGCATTTAATAAATCTAACATCACCACGATCATTTACAAAGTCACTCATGCCAAAGACTATGATCTTCTTTGTTGTATGTTCTTTTACTGTAATAGAAATTAAAGGTTGATCTGCCTCGTCTGGGTTTGGGAAACCATTCTCACTCTCACACTCAATATCAATTGTAAGTATTCTTATTTGTTTAATATCCCAATCAACTTTTTTAGGAAACTCATCTGCAATAAATGGATATTGATATCTTGTATTACCAAAGTATTCAAAACCACTTACATCTTTATACTGATCGATCCACTTCTTTGCTTCAGGCATACTTTCAAAAGTAACCTTACCTACATTACGGCCGTCTAGTGTTTTATATTTTGATTCTTTACCTGATGGTACAAATAGTGATGGCTTGTAATTAATTCTAAACTTCTTATGACTACCATCGTGATTGACACCACGAACCAATAGCCTGCCACGATACGGCAATACTGAAGTATAGAATTTCATTACTGTTTATATTTGTTTGTTGTTAAAATGTTTTTTTAGATTTATAAGTTTTTCTTCCGCATTGGAAAGTTGTTCTAATAATTTATCTAGTTCAATCAAGTGCTGAGGGTGTTCGCCTATTGCAACTGGATTGTCAAAGTAAATTATCATTGTAGCATTTGCCGAAGCGATATCAGCGATATACTTCTTCTCTAATGCTTTATATAGTGGGTTGTCTGCTTGATGATTTTGTGCCATTGTTCACTCCTTTTAATTATATATTATTATTATATCATATTTAGAATAGATTGTAAAGCGTTTATTCTAAACTAAATTTAGTTGTCACTACATATTTTCTGTCTGGATTTACCATTACATTTACTCTACTCATAAACTCTCGGTCAAATAGAATTGGTGTTCTATCTTCTCTATTATCTAAAGTAAATTCTGTTTCGTACATTCCACCTAAAAATTCTACATCTAATTTGATTACATATCTTTCTTCGTCATAATCTCTTAAGCCACCTACTGAAATTTCTTCTTTACGAATTATATCACTAGTGATGGTCTTACCTAGTAAACTCCATTTGACCTGTTTACCTATGACTTTCATATTATCAGCATGAATAACTGGCATACCAGAATTACCTGTGTCAAACTTAGCAACGATTTCACCAAAAGGTTTAATTGATACTATTTCTTTATACCCACATTCACTCGGTACTTTAATCCAGTTCTTCTTGTTGGCAAAAAATTGTATGATTTCTTTACTAATATTCTGACCACTTGCTTCTTCTATACCTTCTGTACCAGGAGATGAGTTCACTTCAATAACGAATGGTGGATCCTTCTCTCTATTCTTACTTGGTATAAAGTCAACAGCAGTCCATACTCCATTAACTGCTTTTGCAGCCAATAGACTTGCTTCTATTTCTATTTCTGTTAGTTTAATTTTTTCTGGTTTAGAACCTTGTGACACATTACTTCTAAAGTCACCTTCGATTACAGGTCGTTTCATTGTAGCAAGTACCTTGCCACCTAATACTAATACTCTAACATCATAATCTGTTGGGATATATTCTTGTAAAAGTAAATCAGTATCTTCATCTTGTTTATAAATTAATTGTACGATACTGTCTAGTGATTTTTCTGATTCAACAAATAATACACCTACACCTTTTGACCCTCTCAATGTTTTCATTATGACAGGAAATTTACTATCTAGTTTATCAAATGCTAATACAGCCTTTTCAGGATCATTTACTAGAACAGTTTTAGGTTGTTTGATACCATAATCAGCAAGTCTTAATGATGTTCTATACTTGTCTGTACAAATATTAATTGATTGTCTGCTATTGACAACACATATACTATGCTTCTCTAAAGAAGATACTATATCTAGCCAACTATCTTTTCTTACAACTGATCCTCTTATGATTGCAATTGTATCATTACGAGAAACTTCAAAACCTTTCTCGTCTTCTTTATTGTGCAATCTAAAAATGCCATCTTCATAAGATGTATAACCACCAGTAAGTCTGTAAAGGTAATGTTTCCATCCTAACTTCTCAGCTTCTTCTTGTAGTCTATTAGCAGTATGAAAAGTTTTTGCCTTTTCTGGTTCGTCTGTTATAATCAGCAGTCTATACTTCTCGTTTTTAGCTTCTGTTATAAATTCTTTAAACTTGGGTGCCTTCATTTTCTATTTTCTTACCTATATTATATTTTGCTTGCAGGTCCCATTCACCTTTTTCTTTGAAACTTAATACTTTAATCTGTGATAGAGGTGCTCTTTTCTCTGCGATTTCTTTGTTTAATATTGCAATTAATCCCCAATCACTTAGTAATTGAGTAATTGTATTTCTTCTCTCAGCATCATTCTCAGAAAAGTTTGATGCCTTACCATCTAAAGCAAATAACTCTTTAAAATGTACTATGAAATATCTTCCTTGTTTGTGCAATATGTGGCAAGATTGAAATAACTTTTTATCTTTTCTTGACGCCACGCCTATTCTTGTAAGAGTCTCCCTAACTTTTAGAAAGTCGTCAGGTTCTTTTAACTGTACTTCTAACATCTTTTCTGGATGCCAGAGATTATCTAATTCGTTCATTTTGTCCCACCTTTATATAATTTCTCTTTAATCAATTTTAGTTGATCTTTAGTGAGTATATCAAGGACAGTTTTTGCTTTTTCATTACTATATCCATAATACTCTTTTACCAAATCAATATCTTTTAATTTACTAGCTCTTAGAAAAGGACTAAACCTTTTCTTTGACCTAATACTATTTAGTAGAAACGAGTATTGCATATCCTTGTCAAGGAAGTGATT